TCTTTATAATCGTTTAGTGAAGCGGTCTATGGATTGGTCTCTTGGTGTAAAAACCAAGACAAAATTAGCGGGACAAAGTCTGAGACTTATCCCGTTAATCTTTGGGCACCTAACTAGAGGCTATGTTAAAGTTACTTGGGGATTCGCTAAGAACGCGAACAGAATGTACCTTAAAATGGGAAGCCGAGGATTGGCGATCTACCTGAAGACCTGTTATCTGCTATTGCAGCATTTCGCAGGAGGACAGCATGACGCTTCTCCGAAGCAACTCGGGTGCAATGTGTCTCGGACTAGACGCGGGATACCAAGAATCATCAATGTTAATCATCGACGCTTGATCGCGTCTGGCGATATAAGAATAATTCGTTTTTGGCTTTCCTTGTTTGGGTTGTACCGAGTACTCCCTTATAAAGGAAGTCTTAAGCTTAAGACTATTATTGAGCCTGGGTTAGACGAGTCGTCTTACCTAAGTGATTGGCAGGGGTGGGTACCGCGTTTCTTGGATCTGCTCAAAGTACATGCTAAGCACGTATCCGAGTTCGACCCTGAGAGAAACTTACGAGTAACCAGAATTCCTCCTATTCTGAAAGCCTCCCCCAACTCGCAAGGTATGAGTTCTATAGCGTCCTTGCCACTGGACCTACTGGTCTGGTGGCAGGATAACGCTATGTCTCGTGGCCTTGTTCGCTGGTTAAAGCTAACAGATAGCCTGAGTTTTGGACATGATATCGCTATTGCGTTTGTCAGTTTCGACCGACAAGCGGAACAGTGGTTAATGACGGAAAAGGTCATAGTAAAGTTAACCCCTATAGCGTTCTTACGAGGCTTCTCTAATCAAGAAGCTGCAAGACGCATGTATGTTGACGGAACTTACGGGAAACCGTTATTTTTCGGGAAATTAGGTTTCAAACAGGAACCAGGGAAGATCCGAGTCTTTGCCATGGTGAACCTTATTACTCAGGCTCTCATGCAACCTCTTCATGAGTGGATATTTAGTGTGCTGAGATGTGTTCCTACTGATGGAACTTTTGATCAGACTGCTCCCGTGGAGCGGTTGATCAAGAGATTTATCGGGAAAGAATATGTAGCATCATTCGACTTATCTGCGGCGACAGATCGGCTCCCTGTAGTGATACAGGAGGCTCTTCTGAGACCGCTCTTGGGTGATGAGCTGGCGTCCCTGTGGCGGGCCTTCCTCGTGTCTAAGCCTTACCAACTCCCTCGTATAGCCAAAAGCTATAACTTGGGTTTTAGTTCGGTGAAGTACGCGGTCGGTCAGCCTATGGGCGCTTTGTCTTCGTGGGCTATGCTCGCGTTGACACATCATGCTATTGTGCAATTTGCCGCTTCGAAAGCATATCCTAAAGCCAAACAATGGTTTGAGGCTTATGCTCTTCTCGGGGACGATATTGTCATTGCTGACAAACTGGTCGCACGGGAATACCTGGCCCTGATGGGTACTTTAGGTGTAGAAATTGGACTAGCCAAGTCTTTGATCTCATCTACTGGTAGCCTTGAGTTTGCTAAGCGAACTTGGGTGAAAGGAC